AAACGAGACAGCTGAAGGTTTTCCCAGAGTTGGCTGAGTTCTTCTTCAGTGAAGTTTTGGTCTGTACTAGCAACAAGATTTATTAACGGTTTTTTCATGAATACCACACTTATTTTTATTATTTATAATTTTCTGGACCATATAAATAAGATGTACCTGTAGAGTTATACAGGAAAATTTCAGAAGAATTGTAAAAAAATTTTTATAATAGAATTAAATTTCTATATTTTACCTATATGGAATACGATATAACTATACAAAAGCAGAATAATTCCTATGTTCAGCTTCATTGCGATGAAAGCTTGAACCACAAAATTTACTGCTTATTTTCAGCATTTCAGCCAGGCTATAGATTCAACCCGAGATATAAACTAAAACTCTGGGATGGAAAGATTCATTGCTATAGTCCGATTACACAGCTCTTGCCGATTGGCTTAGTTGATAATCTGTTAAACTGGTGTAAAAAGAACAATTATACCTACAAGCTATTCGGTCTTGACGATTTTAAAGATACGATAAGTTATGCAGATATGAAAAATGAGGTAAATTCTCAGATTACAAAATTCGATGCAAGAGATTATCAGCTTAGCGCGATTTATCAGGCTTTGACTAATAAACGCGGAGTATTGCTTTCTTGTACGGGTTCTGGTAAATCTCTTATGATTTACGGGATTTTGAAATATCTGATTAACCGTAAAAATAAGCGTCATCTTTTGCTTATTGTTCCGAGTGTTTCTCTAGTCGAACAGATGTATTCTGACTTTATCGATTATGGTTGGAAAAACATTGAAAACGATGTCGAAAAGCTTTATTCCGGAATGGATCCGACATACAGAACTCCAGTTCTAATTTCTACTTGGCAGAGTCTTGAAAATCAGGATAAAGATTTCTTTGCCGATTTCCAAGGAGTGATTGTCGACGAATGTCACGGTACGAAAGCTAACGTTGTTTCTCGACTTTTAAAGCAGTGTCTGAGTGCCGATTATAAGATTGGTACTACTGGTACTTTGCCGACTGAAACAGCAGACCAGCTTATGATTAACGGCGTTCTCGGAAACGTCATTTATGAGCTTAAATCCAAGCAGCTTATTGAACTTGGCTATCTGACAAAAATTGTTGTGGCGAGTATTTTTATCAAATATCCTGAGGAATTCATAAAGGCAAATAAGGATAGAACATATCAAGAAGAAGTAAAGGTTGTTGAAGAAACTCCTGAGCGAAATAGGTCATTGAATTTCGTTATTGACCATTCTAAACCGACCGATAATATTTTGATTCTTGTCAACCATAAGGATCATTTGAAATCTGTTAAGGAATATCTGAATCTTGTATATCCTGACCGTAAGGTAAGTATTATCATGGGCGAAGTGAAAGCCAAGGAACGTGAAAGTATACGTACAGGAATTGAAGACGAAGACGGTACATTATTGCTTGCTACATACGGTACAGTTTCGACCGGTATTAACATTCCGAAATTGCATGCCGTTATGCTTTATGCTAACAGTAAATCTCGTATCAAGGTCTTGCAGTCTATCGGTCGTGGACTTCGAAAACACGTTTCGAAAAACAAGGTCATTATCTACGATATTATTGACGATTTGTCTTATAAAACTCGTACTGGAAAAGCTCACAAAAACTACTGTATGCAACATTATGATGAACGTTTGTCGTACTATACTGAGCAAGAATTTCCAGTTGTAGAAACTACGATAAATCTCTAACTCAATTTATAAATATAAAACACAAGTTAATATAGAGGTGAAAAAATGAATAATATAATCATTATCGGCGCAATCCTTTTTGTTGCTGCCATCGTAATCACGGTCCTTTCGGTCAAGCTTCATCGTAAGAAGAAGCAGATTAGTTTGGACGAAGCTGTTGATACAGTCAAGACCGAAGCTCAGCAAGCTCAGGAAGACGTTCTTCAACAGACAAGCGAACTGATTAAGGACTTGCCGCCTGTTGACGGTCCGGATGCAGTTGTCGTTGATTCCGATAATCCGTATTCAATTACCAATAACGAACCGCTTGTTGTCGGCGAAAAGTCTACTATCGAAGACATTTGCAGCAAGGTCGATGTTGGTGAAATTCTCGCCACTCCGATTGCTTCTCCGGAAGTCGAAACACCGGTTGTTCCTGAAGTGAAGGCTTTTACCGAAGTTGTCAAGAAGGCAGAAGAAAAGCCGGCTAAGCGTACTCGTAAGAAGAAGGAACCGGTCAAGGTCGAAACTAAGACCCAGAAGAAGACCAAGAAGGTTGAAAAACCTGCCAAGCCGGTTAAGACCACCAAGGTAAAGAAGAATACCAAGAAGACTAAGAAGGAGGCTAAGTAATGGATAATCTGACATGCCCGATTTGCGGTGAAACTTTTGAAAACCGCATGAAGCTCGGTTCACATATGTGGACGAAGCATAAGTTAAAACTGAAGGAATATGAAGCTGGTCTTGCAGCTCAGCCGGAAGTTAACGAATCTGTACAGCCGAAGGCCGCTGATGGTCTTATCAAGCCAGCACAGATTACTGAATCCAAGGAATTCATTAACGAACCTGCCGTAAAGGTTGATAAGGAATTCGTTACTGAAAAGACCGTTTCTGACGGTGAATTTGTAAAGCAGTCCGCTACTTATCACAATCCGTATAAGGATCTGTATAAGGACGACGGAATGGTTATCAACGAATACCTTGGTCGTTAATAGAAAATACAGAAAAAATGTTTCCGTTTCTTTACGAACGGAAACTTTTCTATATTTGTAAAAGATTTATTACATAGAGGTAAAAACATATGGCAAATAAATTGCTAGCTAAATTGAAGAAAGAAAAGGCGTTCAACGATATTCTTGTCACTGAACAGCCCAAAGATGAATGGCTCTCAACGAACTGTATTCCTGTAAACCTGTTGCTTTCAGGTAAGATTCAGGGCGGTATCAAGAAGGGCTGTATGTCTCAGATTGGTGCTGACTCTTCTTTCGGTAAATCTATTATCGGTTATTCTGTTCTTAAGGCTGCACAGCAGGCAGGAATGGATTGCTTTATCGTCGATACTGAAAACGCAGTCAACTATAAGATTTTGACTGGTATTGGTGTCGATATGAAGGATGTCGGTGTTATCAATACCAAGCTCATTCCGGAAATTAAGCAGTTCTTCTCCAAGATGGCTCACGGTCTTACTCGAGCAGAACAGCGTAACGTTTTCGTTCTTTTCGACTCTTGGGGCCCGATTGTCGAACTTCAGGTTATGGAAAAGGCAGAAGAAGGTTCTGCAGCTGTCAACATGAGTTCTGCACGATTCAAGGCTGAACTTGCTGAAGTTATTAACGCTTGTAACTTTACTACTTTAATTCTCAACCACGTTTATGCTACTCTCCAGATGTACGGTGATCCGGTTACAGTCGGTGGTGGTAAGAAGCTTTACTACCTTTCTGATGCTATCATGCTCGCTACTTCTGCTAAGAAGGATAAGGATAAGGAAGGTAATATTCGTGGTAAGATTATTACGGCTAAGACACTTAAGGGTCGTGCTGCTAAGGAAATGAGAACAACTCATTATCTTATCCAGCATAACGGCGGTATTAACCCGTATTATGGCTTGCTTGATGAAGCTCTTGACTCTGGCGCTGTCTATAAGCCGAAGCCTGGTTATTACTCTCGTACTGATTATGACGTCGATAAGGAAACTGGCGAAGTCACTAAGCAGTGGAAGGAAGAACAGCTTTACTGTGCTGAATTCTGGATTCCTCTTTACAAGGATGAAAAGTTCAAGAAGTATGTCGAAAATAAGTTCTCTTATGACGACAACGTTCTTATCGCTTCCAACCAGGATGTCATGAAGTTGATTAGCGGTGAACAGGAAATTGTCAATGACGGAATTCCTGACACTGACGATGAAATTGACCTTGGTGAAGACGAAGAATAATTCCAAGTCTACATAAAAAGAAAAAGACCATAGAAATATGGTCTTTTATTATTTTATAAAAAATATTAATATTCAGAATTTATAATGCCATGACCAAGGATTTTAGAAATCCATTGTAGCAAGTCTTCTTCGCTAGTAACATCTTCGCCATAAGCGCCAAACATGTACTTGTTAGAAATCTTATCAGGAACTCTGGCAAGTGTAGTATTATAGACAAATTTTTTAGACTTAGAAGATAACCAACATTCAATTTGAATAAACGGACCGCCAGTTTTGCCATTGTCAGTAGTTCTGATTTGAATATTATCATATGCATATCTCTTTACGAAATAGTCATAGTCTTCAAATTTGTTACATACTTCATCGATTTTCTTAATAAGTTCGTCCATTTTTCTGGAAACTATCTGCTTTTCTTTACGGTCTTCAACACCTTCAGAGTCTTGATATGTTGGATTACCGTTATTCCATGCTTCAGAATCATCATAAGGATCATCATTTAAATCCTGACTAGCGTCACGGAATTCAAGAAGATAACCATTCCTTTTGAGCAACTGTTTAGCTTCGTTTAAATTCATAATTTCTCCTATTTTTATATTATTTATAAATATTACATGGCTAATTATACACAACCCAATTACGATCCGAGTCAAAACGGTTTCTGGCGTGGAACTGTTGACGGAGCGCCGAATTTCGGCTATCCAAGAAATTATTACTATGCAGACACTATCAGAAGCTTGTTTCTAGCATTTGAAAATTTCTTTAATGACATCAAGGTTATTAGGTATGACAAGTTCCAGGTTCCGACGAAGGTAATCAATGTTCCTATCAAGTTCGGCCCTAGAAAGAAGAGTCATGATTTCCGTACAGAGCAAGAATCTGGCGATAAGTATTATATTTCTATGCCGAACCTGGCATATAAGCTTGATTCTATGGAATTCGATGCCGAACGTGCCAAAGGTCTTTATGAAACCCGTGCTTTCTATGATAAGGACCTTGAAAATGCCGGAATTGTCTGCGATATGCAGGAAAAGTTCTGGTCTGACGTTCAGCCGGTTCCGTATAATATTTCGGTCGGAATGGAAGCCAACTGCGAAAATATGTCTGATGCACTTCAGATTGTCGAACAGATTTGTGCTCGATTCTCACCTGCGTGCTTTATGGATTTAAAAGAATTCTGGTTTTTCAATAAACGTCGCAGTATCAAGATGTTATTGAACGGCGTTACGTGGGAAATTCAGTCTGATGCAATGGGTGAAGAAGAATGGCGACAGATTAAGGTCAACTTCTCATTCAAGATGGAAGCCGTACTTTATAAGCCAATTAAGGATGCTAAGATTATTGAAAGAATCAATACCTATGTTACTCTTAACAAGGGTGATTTCATGTATCACAATGTTACATTCGGTGACAAGGACGGTTCTCTCGATAATCCGTATAATTTCAGCAATGTCTATAAGACTTTCGTTACGAATGCCTATGTACTGAATGGTTCT